TTCTTAAACCGACCACTGAAACCCATAACGGGTTGCCCTGTCATCGGGTCAATTGCGGGCTGTCCTGTCTGTGGGTCAATAATCGGGGCTTCGTTGGCTTCGATAATCTCGCTACCGTCCTCTGTCAACATTGCCAGCATTTCAGCCGTCGCACCTTTGAATGGGATAGTGCTTACTGTCTCTTTAGTCTCTTTGCGCCATGTAATCGCACAGTTTTTAACCATCAAAGCGTCTTTAATCGCTGTATAAAGGACTAAAAACCCGTTGTTTTGCTTATAAAAGACGTAGTTGCAAGTATCTGTCGCTTGTTCAGCGCCTGCAATGTCCTGCGCTGTAGTTGGCTCGAATGAAACGGCTTTGTCAGTTGCTGTGAATATTTTTAGAAGGGCTGGGAGTATCCACTCTACAGTGTCCTGCACGTCAGAAGTGATAGCGCTAGGCATACCTTCTTCTTCGTTGCCATAAGGCATACGGTGGTAGGCTCTAACAGCTAACTCGCGCTCTTGCCCTAGTTCACCATAAACATAATGCGCCGCCGACTGCTCCTTTTTACGCAGTAGGTCTAGTAGCTCGTCGTCGTCCATTTTCATAAAGGCAATTTCCCAATTGTGCTTTTGTGACGCATTATAACTTATTTGTCAGAATCAGCCCTATTTTTAGCGGGATTACAAACACACCTGGCATAGATTACATGATAGCCAATACCGCCCATTCTATTTAGCTTTGTTTTGTCCTTATTCAACTCGTCGCATCTTTGCTGTGCAATAGCTTGCTTTGCGCGGAACTCTGTTAACCTTTCGCCGTATATCTCGAATCTTTCTTGTTCTGTCATGCTAGATAGCTCCTACGATATTGAATCTTTTTATTTGAGCTGTTGTTATTGGACAACATATCAGCAACTAAGGCTAGATAGCGGAAAGCATCAGCGCCGTGACTGAACTCATCATGCAACGGCTGATTAGCCTGTCCAGTCTTAGAATTGATGTTCCAACGGTAACGCTTTAAACATTCCACTAATCGTTCGGTGCGTTCTTTGTTAAAGTAAATTCTAGGGAAAGTCTCACGCGCTCGGTCAATTCCTGACGCTACTTCTACGTTAGGTACACCGTTAGGGTCAACTGTCCAACCTAGCCCCTCCATTACTTGACGGTCATCTATGCCAGTTTGATGCTTTTTGTGAAAACCATCATGGGGCAACCAAACAGTACCCCAGTTCATAGGTTGGTCATCAAGCCTTAGAGCCTTTAATTCCGAGCTGTAATCCGCTAATGTCCTTTGATTGCCTTCAATGTAATGAATAATGCGTATTTCAGAGCTAACCTTTTGCGCCAATATGATAGTCATACTGTCAGCCATGCCCAAGTCAAAGATTAAGTGCGTCTTTAAGCTACCGTCGTGCGGAACTTCGCGGATTCGCCCAGCTTGCACAGTCTGACTCATGGCATCAAAATAAATAGCGCCTTCTACAGCTGGCTTACATTGTCCTAACCAGATATGATTGTAGTCATCAGGGCGCATGGTCTTTTCAGCATGTTGCCTCTCAGATTCCAACGTCTTAGGAAAGTAAGGGTTATCGCTAAAGTTCATTTCAACCGACACACAATCAGGCGGCGGGTTTACTGCAAACCTTTGATGTGTTTCGTCGCTTTCCAATTGCGGGTTATACGTGCCCCATATCTCAGAGCCATCTTTACGAATCGTAGGAATAAGGATATTCCAGCTATTTTTACTAATGCTTTGCGCCTCCTCACACCAGCAAATATCCACGCCTTCATAAGACTTGAGAGTGTCAGCCGTCTGGTCAGATAGTCCACTAAAGTAAAAAGCACTGCCATTCTGTCCTAATATCTTTGTTTCCTGTACATCAAAGAATGCGCCAAGGTTAAGCGCTGCTATCTGGTCTTTGAGTAATTGATGCACCGACTGCTGGATTGACTTTTGCACTTCACGGGTACATAGAACCCTAGTAGGTTTTGATGCCGCTATTAGGATTAATGCGCGAGCGAATCCCCAACTCTTGCCACTTCCACGCCCACCACGGGCGAACTTATACCGTGATGGCTTAAATAGGAACTGTAGCTTTTTAGGGAATCGCGCTTCAATCAATCAAAACTCACATTCAATGAAAGGTTGCCATTCACGTTAATCTCTTTAGGCGCATTGTATCCGTGCATCTCGTTTAAAACCTTCACAGCGCCTGTTTTATCGCCATGCCTAGCCGCCTCATCGGTTGCTATGTCTTTAAGCGTTCTAACGCTGTCCTCGCGTGTCCAAAGGGCTTTTGCTGCTATCTCAGCCTTGAGAAAAGTCACCCTTTGGGATACGTTAGGGTCGCCAGCTAGTTTACATGACTCTACCCATATCGTTTCAGGCTTGCAATCAGGGTCTACATCGTAATGAGTGCGGTATGCTTCAGCTTGGCTCATTCCACTAGCTACAGCTTGGGCGAATGCTTCTTGTTTAGTAGTTAAGCTCATGTTTAACCCTTTCTATCTCGTCTCTAGCCTTTCCCCATTGCACAACTAATTTGCCTAGCTTTGTCCGTCTATCGCCAGCATTTAATATGCCTTCAGTTTTGCATAACTCAGGAGGAAGCTCATAAGTGCCATAGTTACCCACGTACACAAATATTCCGAATGGTTGTTTATGGGTTAGGTTCATTTTCATAGCACTCCCGCAACCACTGCGCCAAAGCCAATTACTAACAATGAAACATAACCAATACCAACAATTACCATCCTGTAATCAGGCTTGTCGTCTTTTAATCTGGCTTCATACGCTTGTTTGTGCGCTTGAAATTTTCGAATACTTACTAACTCTATTCGTTTAGCTTTAATTCTTTTAATAGCTTCTGTAGTCATTTAACACCCTGCTTAAAGTAGGTGTTAGTAAGCAGAAACGCGCCATCTAAAGACTTTCTAATCAAAGAAATATGGTCAGCACTTTCTTTAGCATCATCATAAATCTGGTCTAAATACTTTTTTACCAAGTCTGACGGCTCTTTTCCGCTTACCTTTGGATAATCTGGCTTTGGCTTTCCTGTATATCCAGCACCTCTAAATTCGTTTTCAATAGATTTTGCTTGCAGATACCGCTTACGGCCTTCTAGTGTAGGTGTAAATTCAGACTCTTTGCCGTATCGCTCATAAAGCCATGTTATTAAGCGTTTAATCATTATCTGCACCCCATAAAGCGAACGCTGCTAGTCGCTCAATTTCTTTGATAGGCTCTTTGCGCAGAACAGCATCTATCAACTGAGTAACAGCATCTTTCCCATTTTGCCTTTGCAAGTCGTTTGTGATGCTGTTTAATGTCCTAATGGCTGATTCAATGCTGTCTAATGCGTGTTTTACAGAAAGCTGTTCGCCGATTTCAAATCGGACAGCTCCAAGTCCTAAAACCTCGCGGTGCGTCATCCTCACTAGATATTCAGGCAGTTTTACGCCATCTCCTGCGTTTTTGTAGCCTAGGTTAGCTTCTATATGCACTTGAGTTCCTTTAAGGAGTATTCAAAATATCGAGTTAGTCAATTGACCACTTTGGGAACTTTTTATTCCAATCCACCGTCTCTTTAACAGCTATATCATAAATGGCGTCAAGCTGCTTTTGATATGACTCAGGTATTGGTCTGCCTTTAAACAAAGGGTAACTTGGCTTCTCTGCAAGATTTGAGCCTGCATTAAAAAAATTAGTGCCTGATTCTCTCAGCGTATTTTCTAAATCTTTTGCTGCGCTTTTAAACTTTTTGATAAAACAAAAATATATTACCGCAAAACAAGCAATCCAAGCAAATGCATTTAAATATTCAAAGTTCATATTTGAGTCCTGTACGGGTATTCAAAAAAGCCCCGAAGGGCAAAGCAACTGCGAGTTGCAGTGTCATTTTACCACTATTATGGTGCTGTGCAAATACCTTGAACCAATGTTTTGTTACCCGTACATACTGGAGGATATGCGCGGCATGGTATCAATGTTTCAAAGTTGCAAGTTTCGTTAACTGGAATAACGTCAGTTACTGGCTCGGCGCATGGGATATATGTTGTTAAATTGCAACCAGTTTGCGGCGGTGTTGCCGGCTCTGGTATTGATGCTGGAGGTGTGGCAATCTGTGCAGGCTGCGGAACAACTACTACAGTTTGTTCAATGTCGCTTTTTACCGTTGTTTCGATTTGACCGCTGCCACATGCTGCGAGTAATGTGGCTAAGATGATTGTGATTAGTGTTTTCATATTCTCTCCTATTGTTGCCTTGCGGTATTGCTTGGCATGGCTCTATTGTCTAACAGTTTTTATTGCTTGCGTACTAGGGTAAACCCTCGGTTTTACAACTTTAAACCCTAATATCGTTTACCCTACGTGGCGCTAACCAGTCTAATGGTTTTAGTCGGTTCTTTTCGCCTATCCATGCCCAATAGTGCGCATTTTGAATGTATCCATTACAAGCGTGTAGCGGCACACCGTACTCGTTAAACCCTTCTTTTCCCGCATTGTCTATGCGTTCTTTCATTGGTTTCACTTTCTCTGCATATTCAGGTGTTTTGTAGTAAAAACCTGTATTTTTTATGCCGTTTACTGTCGGCTCTAGCTGTCTTTTTAATTCGGCTTCTAGCCCTTGTCTATATGCTTCTATGCTCACTTTTAGTCCCAAAGTTTATTATTTATGTATCTAGGACAAAAATATGGTGAGGCTAATCCACCTGCTGCGTTTAATTTTCTAGCCATTTCGTCTTTGACTAAATATTCAAACCACGGAGCTACTTTCCTAAGCGCTAAATATTGTTTTAAAAAACAACTAAATTGTTCGCCACTTGTCATACTCTAGCCTCCCAAGGTAATGCTGTGCGCCATTGTGTGATTATTGGCAAGTTTGTTTTAGCCATCTCTGCAAATTTAACCAATTTGAATTTTAAAACTGGCGCTTTTTCAATCTTAATTTGAGCAGGTTTTGTGCCTTTTGGATAGTAGGACATGCCACGAGCGTAACTTCGTTGTCTATCAACGTCTAGTAGCCTTGATGCTCGTTTAAATGTAGATACGTTGACGTCTAGTGCGTCCCTCAGTTCTGCCCCTGTGATGCCGTAGTTTTCATCAATTAAAACCTTCATTTTTTGAGATAGCTCTACTATTGCAGACGCTGGCGCAGAGTCTTTGTCATAGATTCGCTTGTAAACCTCACGCTTATACGGTAATTTATTGCGTTTATACGTCACTTTTTTACCAGAATAGCGCTTGTAATCAAATAAATGTTTAATGCTTTCCCACGCCACAACTGTACTGAGACCAGCATCAATTGACCTATCAGCTTCGCCGCGAGTGCAATTAGGATTTTCCTCAACGTATTTAACTAGCTTTTCAGCAATTGCATTTATTTCAGCGCGTTTCATTTAATGCTCCAATTGCCTCGTCTAATGTTGTTACCGTTACCGCTGCACCTTTCCATTTTCCAAGCCATTCCACTTGGTCAGGCGTTAATTTTCTACCACTTGGCGGCTTACTGCCGTCTTTGACCTCCATTAGATAATTTACACCCTTGTATCCCACCAATAAATCAGGGCATCCTGCACCAATGGCGGCTAGGCTTTGCACTGTCGCACCTGCTTTTCTAAGCGCCGTCACAATTTCAACTTGATTTGCATCAATCTTTGCAGCTCGTCTCATATTTTTTTTAGTAGTTTTTCAGTTCGTAAATAAGCCAGATTCCACTTTGTATCTCTATCTC